AAACTAGTTTGTCTCAAAACGACAACAATAAAGAACATAATATAAATAACATAAATAAAGAATCAAATCATAAAGAACATAATAAATCATATGATGATTGTTCTGATGATTTGAAAGCAATAAAAAAGTGGTTCAAGGAAAATCAAATTGATTTTTCTAAGAAACATGAAAATAAAATTATTGAGTTATTAAAAAATAACTCTTTGGGATATCTTTTAAAACTCTTCCAAGAACAAATAGATATTTTAAAAAATAAACCAGGAGTAAAAAATATAGCTGCTATTTTCTCTAATCATCTTTTTAAGGGGACTGCTGAAATTAACCTTAAAGAAATTGAAAATAGAGAAATTGAACAGGAAAATTTAAAAAAAGAAGAAAAAAAGGAGAGTGAAAGAAATGAAAAATTTCTTAAGATTTTTTGGGAGCTTCCCCTAGAAGAACAAGAAAAGATAGAGAATGAAATTTTAAAAAATAATAATATTAATCATTTTCTTGAATTAAAAAAGAATAGCACAGTTATGTATTATAGATTAATTACTCCGTTCATTTCTAAATATATTCAAGAAAAAAATTAGCTAGATTTAATTTACTTTTGATACTTGAAAGGAGGATTATGAAAAATCCAAAAGAAAAACCAAAAATAATAGAGGTAAAAACTCCTAAGATAGTTGAAGTTGAAAGACCTACTATAAAGGAAGTTGAGTGATATTATGAGTGAATCTATAAAAATTAATATGCCTTTTGATAAATGGTGCAAAATTCAAAAAGATTTTGAAGAACTTAACTCCAAGCTTCCAGAGGACAAAAAATTAGATTTTGAAAAATATAAATATTGCTACAACTGGGGTAGATTATCTTTTGACCTATATTGTATAGGAGCTGGAATAAAAGAAGCACTTAGAGAACCTGAATTTTATAACAAGAAGGAGATTAAATAGTGAAATTAAGAGGTAAATTTTACAGCATTGTTACTGGTGGAGTTTATAAAGTTTTAAATATAAACTTTGAAAGTAGAAAAATAACAGGAATAAACAAAAATGAAGAACTGACTTTTGAATTTAAAGATGTCATTTGGTTGGAGAGTACAGGAATAAAAGAAGATAAAAAATATATATACACAGATGATTATCTATTAGCAACAAAAGATGAAAACTTAATTTTATGTGGAATTGTAAAAAGAAGAAAAGATGGAGTATTTGTATTAGAAAATAAAAAGCAGCATAAGAGTATTCCATTAATAGAATTGAAAGCTAGTGGAGTAAAATTAATAAATTTGCAAAATCATAAAATTTATTTTGCAAAAAAGAACAATAAAACAATTAAAAAATAGGAGGAAATTATGGGAGTCGTACTTGTAAAAAATAATAAAGGTGGAGTAGGTAAAAGCTGGATAGCTTTACAGTTAGCAGCTTATAAAGCCTTTCAAAATGAAAAAGTCTTAATATTAACTTCAGACTCTCAGAATAATATTTTAAATTATTCTGGAATAAAAATTAAAGATACTAATAAAAAAGGACTTGAAGATTTATTGGAAGGGAAGAATTATGAATTAACAAAATTAAGACCCAATTTATTTTTCTTGCATCTTCAAGACTATAAAGTAAAAGGGAATCTTGATGAAAAATTTAAGAAACAAATTAATAATCTGAAAAAGGAATTTAAACATATCATCATAGATGGTTCTCCAGTTATGAATTTGGACAATGTCTTTGTTGATGTAGCTGAACATATAATTGTTCCAACTTTCTTGGACTCAGTTACAACAAACTCTATTTTAAACTTACTTAAAAAAACGGATATATCTAAAATTAGAGCTGTCATCCCAAATAGGGTAGGAAGAACTGCAATAGAGAAGAACTTTTATTCTTTTTTAAAAGAAAAGTTAAATCGTTCAGGAGTATTTTTATCTATTCCGATTAAGCAATCTTCAATAATCTTAAACTTAATTGAAAAAGGTACTCTACTTTGGGAAAGAAGAGCTCAAGAATTAGAGCAAATAAAAAATGTTTTTATAAAAGTGTGGGGTGAAATAGAAGATGAGTAATGAAAATAATGTAATGAAAGCATTTGAAGATGCAATAGCTGGAAGCCAATTAAGAAAGTTTGATTTCGCTAGTTACGAAATTTCTGATGATGACAAAGCAAAAATTGAAGAACAAGAAGCAAAACTTCTTAATAGTTTTAGGAAATACAGAAATAATCTTTTTGATATATGTAGCTCTTTAGCAGAAGTAGCAAAATTATTAAAGCCTTCTGGAAGTTTTATGGCTTGGTATGAGAGTGCAGGACTTACAAAAGATATGGTCTCAGTTTTTTTAAAGCGTTGGGACTTATATCTTTGGCAACCTGATTATAAAGATAAAATATTTAGTTTGTCAGATCAAGCAATAAAAATTATATCTAACAATTCTTTAGGTTTGGAAGTTGTAAAGGGAATACTTGAAGCAGATGTTTTAAAGGTTAGAGAAATAAAAAAACTTTTACCTCAGCCTAAAAAAGAAGAAAAATCTGAAGTTAAAGTAGAGGGACAAAAATATTTTAATTTCAATAAAATCAAAAAAATGGAAAAAAGAGCTAAGAAGTTAAAAGATGAAGAAAAAGAGAAATATAAAAAAGAATTGACTGAATATATCAACAGTCTACAAAAACTTATGGAGGAACTATGATTGATAAAAAAACTTTAATAGAAAAAGCAGAAGGAACAATTAAATATAATGAATCATTGATTAATGATGATGCAGCTGTTGCTATGTTAGGAATTGCAAGAATTGTTAGTTTAAGAAATGAAGTAGAGGAACTTAAAGTTTTCATAAAGGTTTTAAATAGATTAGTCTAAAAAAGACTTTATCATTTTACACTGCAAATAACTTGCTCGTGTTGATAAAGCCCCGAAACAGTTTTATTTTAACAGAAAGTTATTTGTAGTGTCAATATATTTTAGGAGGATAAAAATGAGAGTATTAGAAAAAATGAATATTCAACAAAAAAAATCTTTAGTATGGGCATTACTTTATGATGTTAGATTTGTAAGAGCAGGAAAAATAACATCATCTTACTTCAAAATTTTAGAAACTTTATTAAATATAGGAATTATTGAAAATGGAAAAAATTTTTTAGATAGTGATGAATTAATAATAAATTGTAAATTTAGAGCTTCTGGGAATAAATATAAAACTAATTCATCTTATCAAAGTGAAAAATATACAGAAAACTGGAATATTTTTAAAGCTAATGTACTATTAGATCCTAATATTGGATTAATGGAATGGTTAGAAGTTGTGAATATTATAACATTTAAACTTGCTTGTGATAGCTGTTGGACTTTGACAAATATAACTATTAATGATGTTGTAGTTTATGAGGAGGAAGAACAATGGTAGATATAAGAAAAATATGGGAAGATACTTATCTAGTAAATGGTGAGTATCTTACTCAAGATTATAATGAGGCAGTTATTATAGCTAATACTGGTAAAAAAATAAAAGGCTTTACTACTATGGAAAGTAAGAAAGGTTCTTTCTGGAAGTCTTTGAAATCAAAACTTAATTTTCCATTTGTAATTTTAGAAAGCTGGATGTGATTCTATGGATATTTTAAAACTAGCTTTGGCTGCTCTTATGGCAGAGAAAGGTGTTATTGAAAATGAGAAAAGCGAAGAAAACAGAGAAAAGGGAAATAAAAATAAATGAAAAAAAAGAAATTAAAATAATCAGAAAGCCAATTGATGAAAAATTGGAGGCTACAAAATTTGCTACAACTCTGTTAAATATCTCAATTGTTTGTCAAAAACATAAAGAAGTTTGGGATAAAGAAATTAAAGAAAATGAAGGCTATATCAAATTTGATAAGTTTATGTTAATTAGTAAAACAAGAGCAGTTGCAGATAAAATATTTAATACTTATTTTGAGTCTGAAGATGAAGGAGAAGATGTTGAAAATAACTTATTTTATAGAGATGTGATTGGAAAACAAACTGAAAAATGTCTCAATGGAATTAGTGAAAAATTGATTTTGACTCTTGATGATATTAAACAAAGACTTCCAGCAGGTTTCATGGGAACACTTGGTTCATGGGCTAGAATGGTAAAAGATTTAAATACTGCTAAAATGAGAGGGATTGCTAGAAAGATTGGAATTGATGAAAAAGAATTAAATAAATTATTTGATTTGTCCAATAAATATATGAATTGGGTATATCAAGATATAGCAATTCCTGAACTTTTATAGGAGGAATAATGAAAATAAGAGTTAATCAATTTTATGAAAATGTTGATTGTCCTCGTGAATTTATCTGTGCACATTGTGGAGCTCATGTTTATGTTACTGATACTAAAGATAAGAGAGTTAAGTACTGTTCTGCTA